TACAAGAACAAATTCATTGGTGTACCCTTACCTAAAGCTCTCCTTGCACAAAACTCAATGGCATCGTCTGGTTGTAATCCTGGAATAATAAAATCTTGCATACCATCTGTTGGATGTACATCAAAAGGTCTTACATTAAAGCTAACAAATGGAGAATATACTTTATCACCAAAGTAGTTTTTATAAACACCATTACTAACAATATCATTTAAATATATTGAGGCTGCAGTTTGACCATACTCCAAATTTGTGAATGCTCTGTTAACACTTCCAATTGTACTAATTAAAGACTCTTTTGTTACACAATGCATTGTTAACAAGGATGTTTGGTTTTGTTGAGAAAAATCTATACCATCAATATGATGTACAAACATCTCAAGTCTTACTTCTTTCTTCTCCGGAGTCTTAAAATGAAGAATAAGAAACTCTTGCCCTTGTATACCTATTTTGTTATATCTTGTTAACGTACCCTCTGACTCAGTAAACTCCACCGTTGCTGTTATATGATTGCTATTCAAACTTTGTATAACAGATAACGAAGGATTGTATTTTAGAAGATCAAATTCTTGCGTTTTCAATCCTTTTTCATCAAGGACAAATAAAACACAAGCAAGTATCTCTGGTTTACCAAGTCCGGGTTGACTAGCCATCTGTCTTAAATAATCTCTTTAAATCTGCCATAATAATAGGAAGGTATTGTGAATCGATTAATTTTATAAATCTTCTGTTTTCATTAATACGATCATAATGATTATAGGCATATACTGGTTGATAGTCACTAGCAAGAATATATTTTGCACTAGTAGAATATGTAAACGTATCTTCTGATATAGTAAGGTCTTTTGTCTTGTGTTCATAATGTAGAACAGTAGCTTGAGCTGTTGGAACGCTCCCATACTTCTTTGTCATCCATCTATCAAACTCTCTTTGTGACAAAGGCCACTCGTAGTATGGATCAATAGAAACATTTGGTAACAACACTACCCAAGCTAGTCTTGGATCGTCATAATATAGCTCTGCAATAACGTCAGGCCTAGTGTGTTCTGATTGGATAACAAAGTCGTTCAATGCAAAATTAACATCAAATGTAAAGCTAGTTAGCTTAATACCTCTTATAATATCAGTAATGTCAACATTTTTGAAGTTTGTTTTTGGTAGTTTATTAAAAAGCATTAGAATGGTCCTACTTGCACGGCGCCTACAGGTAGTGTTCCTCCACCCTTACTTGGATCATAATCATCACCTCTCCAAAAATCAATCTCTTTAAAACTAAGAGTGAGATCTCGACCTAATGGTTGACCATCTCTGTAAAATTGCACACCTTCTGACGTATGATTTATTGCAACTGATGTCACATGACAAGGTTTAAACAATATTGTATTCATTGCAGCACCAGTTGACATCGAACCTGTAAGCAATGCTAAATGAGCCTCATGAGGATAGTTTAATGTTAAACCACCGGTTGTCTTATTTCGTATTGGTAATGACCTTTGTCTAATAATGTTTGTTAGTTTATTAATTTGGTAAGCCTCTTGCTCGTTGTTTGGAATTAATTTAAACGTAAAGCTAAAGTCTCTAAGATTAACTCCTCTGAATATTGCTGTAATATGAGGATTAGGAGCTTGACCCAATGCATTACCAATAACCGCTGCAATGTCTCCACCTCCACCTACTGCTGCAGCAACAGCAGCTGCCGCATCTGCAGGCTTCATATCTTTCATCTTTGAGGCACCTGACTTGATCTTCTTTCTTACCTCTCCAATATATGCATTCATTGCTTTAAAACCCTTCTCTTGAAAGGTTCCTCCAGAACTCATTGCAGCACCAATTGTATCAATGCTACCAGCAATCTCCTTAGCGGCAGTTCCCATCAGAGCTCCAAGATCCATACTATCATAACTTAACTGTAGACTATCTTGAAGACCGTTAGTTGGTAGTGGTAATATGATCTGCTCTTTGACAACATACTTTTTTTGCTTTGCAGCAGTGGCATATTTAAATTCTTTGAATGTTAGTGAAAAGAAATTGTAATCAGACGAGTCCATTGGAAACATTACGGTCTCAGCCTTGCCCTTACTGGCAATAATTGCCTGAGGATCGTTAATTACTTTCTCGTGTTGTGAATTAAGTGCCATATAAATAATCCTATGAGCTACAAGGGATACTACAAACCTAAATATCCATCTAAATACAAAGGTGACCCCACTAATGTTATTTATAGAAGTTTGTGGGAACGTAAACTAATGATTTACTTAGATAATCACCCTGAAATAGACCAATGGTCGAGTGAGGAATTTGCAATACCATACAAAAGCCCAATAGATGGTCGGTATCATCGTTACTTTCCAGACTTTTGGGTAAAAAAGAAAGACGGACAAGTAATGGTAATCGAAGTAAAACCTAGAGCTCAGACTGCTCCACCAGATATAAAGAAAAAGAATGCCACACCTACAGGTCGAATTAGTAGGAGATATTTGAGAGAAGTAAAAACATGGGGAATAAACGAAGCCAAATGGAAAGCAGCAAAAGAGTTCTGTGATGATAGAAAATGGGACTTCAAGATAATGACTGAGAAAGAGTTAGGTATCTAATGGCTTACTTATTTGCTGATTTGTTGAATCAAGCACCAACACAAATACGAAACAACGTTGCTGATGCAAGAAACTGGATTCAAGGCAATGTTCGAACTGTACAGCAATCACAGATTACCAACGCACCATCTGAGAGAAGAAGCAGAGTACCTCCTTTTGGAGGGATGTGTATGTTTGGATATAATGCAAAGACAAAAGACAAATTACCATATTGGGACAGGTTTCCTTTAGTTATTCCTATAGGAGGAGCTCCTGGTGGATTTATGGGTATGAACCTGCATTATATTTCACCCATAGCACGGGCAAGATTGTTTGATGCTATGGATCAAGCAGGGATAATTAAAGACGGCAATATACGAGCGTCTTACGAGCTGTTAAACAAGGCTTCACGTCTAAAACTATTCAAGCCGTGTGTGAAAAGATATCTAAATAACTATGTAAAAACTTCGTTCATATCAATCTATCCAGAAGAATGGAACGTAGCATTATTTTTACCAACAGAGAGATTCGTTGGTGCAGGCAAAGGTAGAGTTTATGCAGACTCTGCCGATAAAATAGGAAACATTTAATGGCTGATCTTCTTAATAAAGTAGGAGTTGGACTGGGAGCAGTCGGCGCTGGAGTCAATGCTGTCAGTGGATTATTAGGAATGGGAGCTGACGGAGGTCAGTCTAAGTTTGCTGTTAGCAAGTTGAATTCAAAACTTGGTGAGTTAAACGGCTTACAGAAAACATCTTTATATCTTGTTGAAATGTCTGTGCCTCCATGTATTGCTGATCAATATAGTGGTCCAGATATGGAGACAATGGCATTTTTATGTAACTCTGCAGTTCTTCCTGGTAGAACATTTGCACCAATTGAATATAAGCCCCATGGATATGGATTTAGAGCCAACAGAGCAAGTGAAGCAAGAGTTAATGACTTTTCATGTACGTTTTTTGTTGATGGTGCAAACTTTACGTTAAAATATTTCAACCAGTATATGAATGCTATGGCATACTCAGATTATTCTAAAGGTGTTGATAGTGTTAAACCAGGTTCAATTCCAAACTCTCCAGGTCTTAGCTTGTACAGAAAAGAATATATTTGTAACATAACAATATCAACCTTTGATGTTGCATCAAATAAGGTGTTATCATATGAGATGAGAGAATGCTTTCCGTTACAAATGTCTGATGTGCAAATGGAGTGGGCAGCTCAAGATAGTTTTGAATCGTTGGCTGTTGCATGGACATATAAGTATTACGTATTTCGTGAGATTGACCCGCCGCAAGTACCAGCTAATCCAGCAGGTATTCTTGGTCAGATCAAAAACGGAATAGGTCAAGTAAGCAGGTTGTTGAATAGTCCTGCGGTAAGAAACACAGCACAGGTATTGAGTGTGGCGCGTGCCAATTTTTAATTAATGGAGGAATATAATGGGATTACCAGTAATCCAACACCCGATCTTTGAATTGAAAAGACCATCAACGGGTGAAAGTATAAAATACAGACCTTTCTTAGTCAAAGAAGAAAAGATCCTACTCATAGCTCAACAAGCAGCTGATCCTAACAGTTACATTACAGCTATCAATCAAGTACTAACAAATTGTATGATAGATTGTACACCAACTGAATGGCCAGTTGCTGATACTGAGTATGCATTTTTACAACTAAGAGCAAATAGTGTCAAGGACTCTTCTAAAATAAACATTTTTGATGAAGAAACAGAAGATTGGGTTGAGGTTGAAGTTGACCTAACAAAGATGGAGCTTAACTCTCAGTTTAAGGCTGGACTAATTGACGTGTCTGACGACATTAAACTTGAAGTGAGATACCCAAGATATGAAGACCTTCTTATTATTCCAGATGGTGAGTCGATGATGGGCAACTCAGAATTTGTTGTATCATGCATCAAAAAGGTTTACCAAGGTGAAGAGGAGTTTGATCTAAGTGACTTTAAACCAAAAGAAGTCACTGAGTTTCTCGATCAATTACCAGCAAATGCATGGGCTGATGTTTCAGAATATCTTGTAACGTATCCAAGAGTAAAGCTAGATGCTGAGTACACTGTTAAAGTTGGTAAGAAGAATGTAAAGAAAACTAGGACGTTGGAGGGTCTGAACGATTTTTTCTAGTAGCGCTGGGCCATAGTACGTTAACTAATTACTACATTTCTACGTTCTCAATGGTTCAGCATCATAAATATAGTATAACAGAGATAGAAAACCTATATCCTTTTGAACGTGACTTATACTTCGATATGTTAGTACAACATGTACAGGAATTACAAGAAGTGTCGGAGTAGTAGATGGTTCAAAAGAAACTGCAGAAAGAATCGACTTATAACAAGTACGATTTAGATGGGGATGGTGTTGTGACTGATGAAGAACTAGCTAAAATGAAAGAAATTGAAGAACTCGAAATGCAAGAAGATAAGGCCGATGCTCAAAGACGGATGGCTTGGATCTCTATGATTTGCATTATTGTGTTCACGATTATATTAATGATCCCAGGAATTATACCTGAAACAAGATTAAAGCTATTAGGAGACTTGTCTGCTTTGTTCTATATTGCTATGGCTGGTATAGTTGGTGCATACATGGGTATGACAGCATATATGAGCAAAAAGTAAAGTATAATGGCTATCAAAGACCAGAAACAACAAGTTCAAATTCTTCAATCCATCAATGCAACATTGATGGAACAAAAGAGGGATATTGCTGGTCTTCGAGTTGATTTACAGAAGCAAGCAAAAAGAGATCGGCAGACTTCTGCCGAAGAGGCAAAAGAACGTCTCAAGCAAAAGAAAATGGGTGCGGCCAGAGACATGCCGAAACCTATGCAAAACATTGCTGCTCAATCCAATAGAAAAAAAGCAGAAATGGGTGGCCTAGCCAAGATGCTTGGATTGGGCGCCCTTGGAGCTAGCATAGGACTAGCTTTCCAAGATGAAATAATTGGTGGCTTTAAATCAGGAGTAAAGAGTCTAACTGACACTATGTTTGGTAAGGATTCTATAATTGGTGATGCTCTAAATGGTGTTGCTGGTTTACTTGATGAACTAAAGAATCCATTAGGTGCTCTAACTACTGGTTTTGCTGTTGGTTTGAATCGTTTAAGCAAATTCACCGACCGCATGTCGAAAGTTGATTTAGGAGATTCTCTTAAAAGAGCATTAGGTATTCAAACCAAAGGTCCAACTCCTACACCTTCTCCAACAACAACAACAACAAAAGCTACACCAGATAAACCTGAAAAAGTAGCACGAACTGCACAACAAACGCGGATTGAAAGTGACGATCGTGGTCGAAACCTATCGGAGAAGCAGAAAGCCGAACTTGGCAAAAAAGGGCTTGGGGTAAAGAAAGACGGCACGCTTGGAAAACTTGACCCGGATACTGGTAAGTTCATGGCAAAGGGCGGCGGTGTTAGTGCCGCCGATGCCAAAAAAGCATTAGATGATGTAGGGGCTAAAGGACCTTCAGCCAAAGCAGTTAAAATGGCTGATGAAGTTGAGGCACCAAGAGCAAGAGCATCACAAGCTAAGGTTGTTGGACCAGGAACAGCACCAGCTGCAACATCTCAAGCCGAAGTTGATAAAAGAATGGCTGCTAAGCCAGGAGCCGCGCCAGCAGCACCAGCACCTGATGCCGATGCTGCTAAAGGAGCAGGTGCGGCACCAAAAGCAGAAGCAATTAAACCAGCTGGGCCAGCAACTACCAGAACTAAAACGGGCTCTTTTATGAAGTTTGCTAAGAGGGTTGGTGGTGTGTTAAAAGGTATCTATGATACTATAGTAGGAGCAGCAGCCAGGTTCGGCAAGATGACTGGAATGAAGTGGTTAGCAAAAGGAATTGCTAGAGCGCTAGGACCAATATCAGCGCTGATTACATTGTTTATGCTTGGCAAGAACGAGTTAGACCCTTCCATCAGTGATGAGAAAAGGATGGAGAATAGATTTGTTATGTTGGGTGAAGCCGCTGGTGGTGTCTTGGGTGCTGTAGTTGGTGCATTGGTGCTAACAGTCATACCCTTTGTGGGTACATTAGTAGGCGGTGTATTAGGTGGTATTATAGGTGCATTTGTTGGAGGTAACCTTGGATTATTCATATACAGATGTTGTAAGGATGGTGTCAAACCAACTATTTTGGCTGTCTTTAAAAGCGGCAAAGAAATAGCAGCAAAGGCTTGGGAGTATTTGAAGAAGAAAGGATTTAAGGGCGTTGTAAAAGATGCTGGTGAGTTGCTGGGTAAAGGATTTGAGTCAGCAGCAGGGTTAGTTAAAGATATCGGAGAAGGCATTGCTGATATGGCTAGCAGTGGCTATGATGCAGCCAAAGAAACTGCTGGTGAGGTTGCCGGAGTTATCAAAGGCGCTGCCGGTGCAGTAGCTGATAAAGCATCCGAATTGGGAGGAAAAGCGCTTGGAGCTGTCGGCGGTGCAGCTAGCGCTGTTGGAAGTAAAGTTTCTGGTGCCGTTTCTAGTGTCATGGGTGCTATAGGATTTGGATCTGATAAACCTGAAAAACCAATGTCACCAGAAGAAAAGATGGCAAAACTTGATCAAGAAATTGCAGATACGGAAGAAGACCTAGAAGGTTCGTATTGGATTGGATCTCGGGAAGATGACGAGAAAAAACTAGCGGCACTCAAGAAACAAAAACAAGCACTAATGTCTGGTGGCGCTATGGTTAACGGAGTAATGGTGCCTGGGGGGTCAGCCGTTCGACAAGGCACGGATGAGGAACTGGCTGAGTTTGGAGTTGGGCCCTTGGCCGCTAACGGAGATACCAAAATCTCAGGGGCTGCTGCTATTGGTGCTCAGGCTATTGATGGTGAAGCAGGTGGAGGAGATTCTGCAGCTGCAATACAAGAGATGGTTAAACAAAACGGTCAAATAGCCCAAGCTGTTATTTCTGCCATGGCTAAGGTTGATGCTAAAGCTAGCAGCGGTGGTGGAGGGGGCACCACAATTATTCCTTCAGGTAGTCCTCCAAGTGGAGGAATAGGAAGGAAGACTGTTATAGGGGCAACGCCCTTCTAAAACAGCCTTCCTTTAGTCTTATTCGTCGTCAGCTAACTTCTTAAAGAAAGACAAGCTGTCATCATCATCAGAATCATCCCAAGGAGGAGTTGACTCTTCAGCTTTAGGAGCTGGAGCAGCCTTTGCTTCTACTACCGGAGCACTGACAACTTCATCAGCAGTCATAGTATTGGCAGTAGGTCCACCATCAAGTGCTAGCACTCGATACAGCTTAGCTTTCAGCTCATCATAGCTCTTGAAGTTCTTAGGATCAAGAAACTCCTGTAAAGGCTTCTCTTGCTTCCATACATCTTCAAGTTCCTGATCATCATCCAGCAAAGAGGCTGGACTATCAAACTCAGACTTATCATAATTACGATAGCCCTCTACCTTACGAATCTTTAGACGGAAGTTAGCTCCATCCCAAAGATCAAAAGGATTGACTGGTGTCTCATCATCAAACTCGGGCTGTTGAGCTTCAACAATCTTATCAAAGATCCTTTTGCCATACTTGTACAAGAACACCTTACCTTCGTTATCAGGATTAGCAGGATCCTTTACAACGTAGATGTTGGAGATGTAACCAAGACGGCGCTTAGACTTCGAACGAACGAAGGTCTTATCAGCCTCAGTACCAGAGTTCCAGAGCATAGAGTTATACTCCGAAACAGGACATTTGTCACCAAGGGTTGTCAAAGATTTCTCAATAAACCAACCACCAGGACCTTGGAATCCATGATCCCAGATACGGACGAAAGGCTCTTCCTCACCCTGAGGTGCAGGAAGGAAACGAATGATAGCCATTCCGTTACCAGCCTTATCGACTTCTGGCTTCCAGAACCCATCATCATCTCGTTGAGTATTTCCTTGGAGTTTAGAGATAGAAGCTGTTAGCTTCTCTACGTCAGATTGACGATTTTTCTTCATTGCGGCAAAACTTGTAGCCATGCGTTTTCTCCTTCTATATGCGGTATATGCGTTATATAATCGTGTACGGTTTATTCAAAGTGTTCCATAGTATACTGCTTATATTTATATAAGTCAACATCTAAGAACGGCTCATACTTAACTGCCTTCAAACGTAAATCATTCCAGATCATGTCACCTTCCAGTTTCTTGTTCCAATATTGAAAGAATGGTGTGAGTTTGTTCAGAATAATAAATGTCTCCAGACAGACATCACCCCTTAACACTAATCTCATAAGATAAGGGTGTGATTCTTTGACGAGGAGATTGTCATCATACTTCTCGTGCATTTTGGCAATCTCACTACGAAATGTGTATCCCATGCTTTGACGTCTTTTCTGCCAATTAGTATATACTGCATGACAGGTCATATTCTTAACGTCACCAGGGAAGAAGTTTGGATCATTAACAATGTTAGCTAACATGAATGATCGAGGATCTTTTAGCTTAGACAGCTTGTAGAAAAAGTACTTGTCTTTACGAACATCAAATCTTGACTTTTCAGTATTGTTGACCTTACCACGATACTTAAATATATCATAGTCAGAGGTGAAGTGCCTCTTCAAAGCCATATATGTCGTATAGCATTCGTACTCATTCATGTTGATCGAGATCCTTTTGGCTTACAAATGTATTCCACACGATCCCATTTACTATTTCTATCTTTAGGAAACTGCTCATAGAATTCAAGCCCTTTGATGCATTCCTTTTCACTACTATATTCCTCTACTGGTTGATCTATGCAGTTTACATTCATGCACACAATCAACATAATTTGCCAAACTACCTCCATCATATTGGCAATCTTGCTGACTTTTTGATCATATTTAGATCCTGTGCGTTTAACATAACCTTCGACTTCAATACTTGACTACCTTTGACCCATGAAGCCACAGTCTCAATTTCAATTTCATTACGATCACAATAATGCACGATAGCATCGAAGTGAGATATAGACAGGTCCTTAACCATCTGTTCAATCTCTTCTGCAAATGCTGATGGCGTCTTTATATTAAGATCAATCATTTGTAGAATATGTGATCCTCTATGGTTACTAATTTTCTTAGATTCTTGGCCCACGAAGGACTGACATATGTAGCATGATAATGCGTTGCACCTTCTACCACCGACACATTACCGGTAATCATTAGATATGCAGCTGACAAAGACTGTTCCCACGTATCGGATTCTAATGGCACATCTGCCTTACCATCACACCAATATGTGAACTGACATCTCCAACGAACAGGATAGTATGTTCCATCCCTTTTCCAACTCTCTCTAACAGGACCTTGATGAACAACATCACAAATATTATTTGGATATGTGATATGTTCTACTCTGTTAAGAATCACTTCAGCAACTGCCATCTTACCAACAAACGGTTGGTTGCCCGCCTCAAAGTAAATGGCCTCAGACAAGCAATACAGATCATCATTAATTTCTTGTGAACCACGGGCTTGACCAACGACCAAGCCCATTATCAAACCGATCGTACCACCGACCAGCACTACTCTCTTCCATGTTTTCATGTCTTATATTACCCGCTGCCAGGGGAAGCAGATAATCCTCTTTTTAAACTTTCTCTCTCTATCTTCGTTCCTTACGGTGACAAAGTCAACAGTTCTTTTTAAATAGCCGGCTCGTTCTGTTGATTGATTAATATACGACCCCGCCCTATTTGGATCCTGCACGTGCACGTGTGGGAAATCCTCATAACTCTCTCCATATGATGGATGAAACAGTACATGATCATATTTATCTTTGTCAACAGCAAGGAAAAACTCACCATCACCATGTCGAAGACCTGTGAACTCAATATCGTATCCTCCTGTCGACCAAAAGCACGGCTTGCTCATTAGGAACACATTAGGATGTGCTACAAACTTCAATATACGTTTAGGATCCACATGCTCATAATCTTCTGGATTATCCTCGAAGTTGAACAACACTCTAAACACATAATAATTATCGTTACTTAGATCTTGTGTTATTAGTTGCTCGAGCAGATAGTGACCCCAATATACATCGATGTCTGTCAATATATTCCAGTGTGTATCACTTTGCAACATACCCAGGTTACGACAACCATGACTATTGAAACCAACATCTGCTGTTACCTTATATCCACTAAGACGAAACTGTGTTTGATAGGCTTCTAACATATCCTCAAACAATCCATCATCATCAAATCCATCGTTTATGAACATCACTTTAAAGTGACGTTTGAAAGCAGAGTCAGCGCTACCAAAGAATTTGCAATGATGCAATAACCTCTCTACCTGGCCATAGTAGGTTATTATGAAGGTGATGTCATTCATTACTTACATTTCTCCATAATCTGTCATTTCTGCTTGCTTGAATCCCCATGCTCTTTCTTGACAATGCCAACACACACCGCACCTCTTACCTGTTGTCTGTGTGCATGAGTGTGTGATTTCACAAAGCTGCTTAAATTGATCCACACTTAATAAGTCTTTAGCTAGACGAATTGTGTCTGCTTTGTCTAACTTCATATCCATGTACGGCATGAATATGAACTTAGGATGTTTATTCTCCTGACGGACAACCTTCAAGCCTCCTGGAAAGTCCATCCAATCATGCACCACAGTATGTGCAATATACACTTGATCTTGTTCACCAGATAGCATAACTTCCTTTACACCACTACCAACCTGTTTGTTGTGTGGCAAATCTTTATCACCAACAGTCTTAATTTCAATGTTTGGATTGACCCACTTAACTACGTTGGGTGAATGGTCGTATGAACCATCGTACTTAGGAACAGTATATGCTGTCAGCGTACTACGATTCTTTTCTTTTTTAAATGTGCGGTTGTTGATCTCATTGACCAGGTACAGCAATAATGCACTGTCAAACCCACCCGAGATGAACATACCAATCTTTCTATGTAATTTCAAATTGTGTTGGATATATGGAGCAAGGTCTTCACTCATGACATAAAGTTCTCTTCAAAGTCTATCCATAGATGTGAATATTTTGTATTTTTATATTCATCAAACCAAGGGCCACCATCTGTATAATGGATTGCTCTAGGATCGATCAAATCATAATAACCATCAAGACAATTCCAATCCAAAGGAATCGAGTTAATCTCTTCGTCCTTCAACCACGAAAGATGGTGAAAGTCTAATCCTGGTGTATGGTTGTTAAGATAGTCTGGTGTTAGGATAGCATTAGATGGATGCTCACAATTGAATACCATTAGAGAAGCCCAGTTCTTTCTATACGATCTATGCTGTGCTACACCATCCATCTTAACATCACTATGAGGCTGATATGGAGGATGCTGTACAACAGCTACAGCATGGTCACGAGCATACCATTCAATCAAACTAATATCTTCAAGGAATAAAAAATCACAGTCAACAAAAATAGCGGTGCCTTTAAACCCTGTCAGGTATGGTACCCAGAATCGTGTAAATGTGAAATCTGTAGATTGAGGCTCACCATGGTCTCTATTGTATTCAGGTATGTCTTGTGATCTAAGTTTGATCACTTGAACATTATTGGCACCATGTAGTTCGTTATAGTATTCGATCGATCGAGCACAAACTTCCCAAGCTCTATGTTCTCTTGCCTCGTAACCGATGTAAGTTGGGAGTGTTGAGGAATAGCTCATATTGTTTTTTCACCTCTGTTAATCTAGCCTTTGAGGACCTTCGGACCTTATAAGGATCTGTAGCTACAAACTGCTCACGATCAAATTTATTTCTAACGTGAGCCCAAGGAAATGCCCTTTTTGTTATTGGCTTTGTTGAGTAAATCAACATTGGGCAACCAACATATCTAGCTATCCACATTGCAGAGCCATGGTAACCAACGGCCAAGAATGCTTTGCGGTAGATATCCATAGCATCTTCTATCGGGGTAGTATAATCAACAAATTCAACATTGAACCCCCATTGTTCTTTAATAATTTGTTCAACATGCCGCCATCCATCAACTCCAACAGGATCTTTCCAGTTCTTTTCTGGAGCATACTCCTCAAATTGTTCTTTGTGGGTGGCAGTTGTATTTAGAACGATGGATTTCCTACCATTATCTACGTTCTGTACCTTGGACCACCATAGGTTATGATAATCATCAAAGTCATCATAATTCGAATGATTGTAATTCATATTGGTAGAAAAATGTTGGGTGTAGGTAACCTTGTGATAGTTTATTGGTTGGACTTGTCGAAACAGTACCTTCATTCTGGCATCAAGTGTTTCTGCGTCGGTAGGTTTGAATCTCTCTCCACGTTTATGCATCCAGTGCATAGTGAAATGCACATCCTCACAATTGCGTTGTGCTAATGTGTGTGCATAGCAGATTGGACTTATAATATCTCCATAACCAATCTTGCCCTTCCAATCAAAGTGTATCATGCTGAGAAGCTAGTACCACACCCACACTGTGATTGAGCCATTGGATTAACCACTTTCAAGTATGCACCTCCTAGTTCATTAACATAATCCACAACCGATCCAAACATGAACATTTCTGCCATAGGATCGATCAACAAAATATCATCTATAGGAGTCCACTTAATAGTCTCATGTTCAACACTATCTGATAGTCCCCACTCATATTCTAAACCAGCACATCCACCACTACGAACACCCAACGTGACATACTTACCATCAGCCACCTTGTTCATATATTCTTTAGCATTGTCTGTAATTGTTAGAACTTCTGACATTTCCTCTCCTTAAATAAGTGGGAGGCTTCTGTTGCCAAGTGCCTCCCGAACTCCGGTATCCTTACTGCTTAAGCAGCAAGTGCCATTGGTGCAAAATTATCGTTTGCATTTATAGTGTTTGACCTATAAAGCGGTCAGCCTCGTAACTCCAATTCACTAATCACTACCAGTCGATCCTAGCACACCCCCCATAAACACTTGGATTTCACCGCCTTGGCCAAGGAACTTACTTTCGATGCCAAGTGCTTATGGTGGAGGTGCGGGGATTTGCACCCCGGTCCTGTCTAGCTTTTGATCCTCTTCAGCGTTACGTTATTATTTATCCTCCATTATGGATTGATAGTCAACGAAGAATTAGTCTTCCTTCTTCCACATTGTCCATAGACCCCATGCAATGGCAGCATATGCTGCCCACTTAGCAAATGGGCCCAAGAAAAGTACAACGGCACCTACAGCAATCAATGCTGCACCGTCCCAAGATGTACGTTCCTTTACTCTATCTGTAATCCAGCTCATATTGGATCTCCTTAAAAATTTCCTTTGGATGGATCTCTCACATCCATGACTTTCAATCCTCTGCTATGCCACATCTCTATGACAGAAGGTCTGTCATCAAAGACCATAACTGGTTTGTACCCAGCATCTAGCATCTTATCGAGCATTGCAGACTTTACGACAGTATCCTTTCGAAAGTCTCCATCACTACGCATATACAGAGGGACATCGTCTATGAAGGGTATATATGTCCTGAGAGAATCCAAGGTACCTTCTTTTTCCGACTTAGTCCGGCCGGAAGCAATGAGAATCCGGTGTCCAGCAGCGTGGAGAGCCAATAAAGTGCTGATAACAGGCCAAATTGGCTCATCCCACCGCTTTTTCAATGGATCACGGAACGCTTTCCAGTCCTTTTTGGACAGGCGCTTGTGCTCATCATCATCGAGTTTGGTATGCTCCCTAGGAGCCCCAATGTATTTCAGCCGATGGCTAATATCCACCAACGTCCCATCAATATCAAAAATCACATCCATCTAACTTCTCCTCATTATATAATTATCACTTATGTGGAGCGTTAGGTCAACAAAGGTATTCAGACCTCGTGCTGGTTAGTGGTTGATCCTCCCACTGCGTACCGGTGAGATATTTCTCTTCGGTAGTGAGCTTATGGATACGAGTTTTGGAGGAGTCTTCCGACTCCTCCTCACTATACTCGATGGTTAAGCGCTTGATCAGTCTACGCTGCTTCTGCATACTCGACCGCCTTTTCAAGAGCTTTGATCTTCTTGGTCTTGTTCATACCATACCAGTTGGAGGTCAAACGAGACTCTTCAGACTTACCAATCTCATGATCGATCATGTAAGTCGTGGCATTGAATGCCTGCCACCAAGAACCCTTAGCATACTCTGCACCAGGCTGAGTTTCAAGAACTTCGAAAGCCCGTACAGCATTCCGAGAAGACTCACGCTCTTCTCCTTCTTTCTTGCTGTAGCCAGGGAAGACCTCATCAAAGTATTCTTTGACGATCTCATCCTTGTAGGATTTCGTACCCATGAACATTGCCATGGTCTTGAACTTCTCCATCTTCTCAGCTGCAAGACCAAGCATCTCCTTGGCAATGTCAGCATCGAACTCACGACGGTGGTTCATACGAACACGATTCTTGCTGTCCTCTGACAGAGCAACATTCAACGTGTTATTGCAGACCACACGAGTAGGTGTGAACTGGATGTCGATTGAACGACCATAAATGTGAGGATTAGAGAACAGTAGATAAGACTGAATCTCATCTCCACCGAACAACGAGAAAGCCTCAGTCGACTTTGCAAGTGCCCAGACCCACTGACCACCCTTGAGGGAACCAGCAGTCTCCATCTTCATTGCACCGGTCTCACAGAACTCATTGAAGAAGTCAAACGCTTCATCGTTCTGAACTGGATTCCAGTTACCTGTGATCATCGTCAAAGGCTTGGAATCAATATCCCGGATCAGCATCTGGTGACCAGACTCGATCTTTTTACCTTTGAATTCTGCATACGCAGGAACAGGAACGACTTTCCAGTCGAGTCCAGCAACTTCCTGAAACTCAGATGGGGTGAGGTCATCTTCGACCGCAGTCCCGAGACCATGCCAAGGCAGCTGCCCGACATAAGCCATCTGTGCTTCTCCGTTAACGATTTCTAACTCATGTGCCATTTCATATCTCCTATTGGCTGTTCACTCTATTATAATACCAAACATCGACCGTTAGGTCAACAACGAATTTACTCCCATTCTTCAAATTCAACGATGTCCATGAGCTCGTTGACAAGCTCCCGACCGTAGTCGGTGAACAGGATGCCCTGTTCCCACACCCAGCCCTCAACAGACTGGCTGTGGTAGAACGTCTCAGTGGATGTCATCCACCGGAGAGCATTGATGCGGTTGCCTGCACCAAGCTCGATCACCTCAGTGATCCGAGCTTTGAACTCGGCCAGAGCCTGCTCTTCACGAGCCTTCTCCTCAGCCTGAGCAACATCGATTGCGTCAGCAATACGATCGGCCTCCTTACGAAGGTCGTCCATGCTCATGGCACTAAAATTGTAGTGCCGACCCTTGACACCATAGGCGTCTTTGTGCCCCTCATAGATGAAGCACTCCAGGTCTTCCCGCTCGATTTGGTTAAGTTCTACTTGCATCTGATTAACTCCATATCTCTCTCTTGACCCCCTTATCATCCCATAGCCCGGGCTTGCGGTCAACCGTCAAAAACGCTTTTTTTGAAAAAAAGTTTATGAAAATCGTCTGTTGACCGGTATCCGTATATATGGGATGATAAATTATGAGAGGAGATAACGCATGTTTCAGTTTTTAGGGTTTTTAGCGCTAGTTTTTGGAGCTGTTATCGGCTTCAAGCTGCTTGTTATGCTGGTTGTCATCGGAGGAGCCGCATTATGACACGGATTATCTTAAAAGGCAAGACCAGACACGGGAAAAACCGCATTCACCAGCACGGTGAAGTGTGGAATATCATTGATGAAGGCAAATTTCAGGGTGCAGACGCGTGGCATTTGCAGTCTCTAAACAAAACTTTCAAGGTTAAGGGTGAAAAATTCCACGATGGCCGGTGGGTTTTGAAGAATAATGACCCAAATTTCGAGATTTGCGGTTGACCAAGCGGGAAAATGTGGTATAATAAGGGTATGATGAAGAAGAAAATAGCAGTTTTTGATTTAGATGGGACAGTAATCGACTCATCTCACCGTACTCCTAACAGGCCAGATGGTACTTTGGACCTGGAAGGGTATTTTGAGCTTCGTACTCGAAAGAATATTTACAAGGACACGCTGCTTCCTCTTGCTGAAAAGATGAAGATGATGTATGCGTCCGGTGAATATTACATCGTAATCTGCACAGCACGTGAAATGTGCCAGGATGATTACGATTTTCTCGATGATAACGGCTTGAAATATCACCATATTTTGGAGAGAAATACCTGCAGAAAACCGCATCATTGGAATTTACCTGATGCAGAGTACAAAACTAAGCAATTGAAGCCTTATAAGTACTACAGGTACGAATTCTACGATGATGCAGAACCGATTGTTGACGCATTCAAGACGTATCCGAATGTGACAATGTATGATGCTAAACTTGAAAATAAGAGGATGGCCAATGGCAACTGGTAGTCAGAAACAAATCTTTGATTGGTTAAATGCCCTTCGTGAAGAAGGACACAGAAATATGATGGAAGCTCCACGTTTGTTGGAGCACGCGTTTGAAATGACACCTGAAGAGGCTAAAACAGCATTCTGGGAATGGACACAGTCGTTGAAAAAAGACTGATGGCCAAAAAACGCAAACCTCTTTCTGAGAAGCAAAAAGAAGAACGAAGGGCTCGGCTTGCAAAAGCCAGAGCTAATCGTGCACCTACGGAGTACAAATCCGTGCACGAGGCCGTCCCACGTGACGATAGACATCCATGGAATGTCAAAAATATCAAGAAATGGATAAAAACCAATAGGGACGAGCTTTCTTCTCTGAAAAAGCAGCTGAGAACCAAATATGACCGCCAGATGAATGATCGTTTCAATATCATTGATTGTTACGTTCAAAATCTGGAAACATATCTGAGGACTGGCATATATCAGGACTTCCGATATGGTGAGAACATGGAAGGCAGGGTACGAAGAATAGTCCGAGTGCCAGCATACCATTTTCAGGGTCCATATAGTGGAATGCTCAAGGTTGATCTGGACACATTCAATCCAATTGTAGGATTCGTGACCAAAGAAGTGTATGCTGAGCATTATGGTATACCAATTGACAAAGTTGGTATGGCTCCAGATGATAAACCAGCACCCAAAAAGAAAAGCACCAGGAGAAAGAGAAAAGCTAAATAACAAGAGGAAACACTGGAAGGACCGATATAGTGTCGAATGTGGTGAAGTTCCCACTAACCAAACGCAACCATGCTCCTCAAAACGAAGCAGAGTTGCAAAAGTCAATATCAAAAGTAAGAGAGTCATTCGTGACATCAACAGCTGTTGATTTAGCTTTTGATTTATTCGGTAAACTTGAAACTGCAGGGATAGATTTGCAGCAAGACGAGAAGATCAAATATGATCTAATCATGATAAGTGAATCAATAAAATCGGCAATGTTTAGATCATTACAGATGAAGCATCCCCTCCAAGAGTTTTCTGAGAATGTAATAAATATGGATGAATCGGATATATCATTCGAAGACCAATGAGGAAATTATTATGGCTTACACAAAGGGTCTCTCAGAGATCATTGCTGAGTGTCGTAAGAGCAAGAACGTAAAGATCAAAGCTCAGATACTCAAAGACAACGAATCATCACAGTTAATTGACGTATTTCAGCTCACCTACAATCCAACCATCAAATGGATCATGCCAGAGGGTGACCCTCCTTATACTGCTGTCGAAGATGGCACAGACCTTGAAGGAGCATTCTTTGGTAAGATGCGTATGATGAAATATTTTATCAGCGTTGATGGTAATTTATTAGAGCCTGACGTACACGAGATCAAAAGAGAAACGATCTTTATCCAACTATTAGAATCAATTGCTCCTGGAGATGCAAAGCTGTTGTTAGAAATGAAAAAAGGTTCTATCAAGGGCGTTAGCAAAACAGTAGTCAAAGAAGCGTTCCCTCAAATTGATGTAGGATAAAAATGCGTGACATAGATTGGTACCTAAGAGTATACGATGGGTACCTAACACCAGATGAGTGTGATGCATATATCGACAAATATGAAAGCGTCGTACTCAATCAGCAACAAAGAGTAAGAGACTTATCTGTCTGTTACAACAAAGCTGGTGATAAGTTGTGTGGGGACTGTTCCTGTCTGAGAATCAATCCTATGGAATTTGACTGCTTCAAGGACCTTAACTATACCTTTACCTCTAATCTACATGCAGTGCTCGAGCAGTATAAAAAAGACGTACAGCTGCACCCAGTCCAATGGCCAGATGAATTTGGTTTTGAGGAACTAAGAATCAAACGATTCAAGGTTGACCCAGAAGGTAACGAGAGTCATGGTTATCATGGTCTCGGCAACCATGTGGATATCTATTCACACGCACATGCTAAAAGATTTCTGGGCATGATCTGTTATCTAAATGATGACTTTGAAGGTGGTGAAACATACTTCAACATACTAAAGCAATCGATTAAACCTGTCCAAGGTAGAATCTTTTTGTTTCCACCAGACTGGACATTATCTCATCGAGGTATACCTCCTCGACCCCCATCAACCCGCATGGCAAAATATTTCTTGATGACCTATGTCAACTACATTGATATGACAACGGTCAATGATGGTATTGACTTCAGCCATCGAGAAGTAGCTCGACCAGACTTTGACTGGACACCCCACCATGCCTAATTTCTTCACGAGAGAATATCCTAACTTCTTTACAGATGAGATGTGTGACGCATACGTATCTCACTTTGAAGAAACTATGGTTGTGGATAAAGAAGAAGTTAAGAAAACAAGCATATGTACAGGACCTGTACGACCCGATGGACATCAGATATGTGGTAATTGTAACTGTCAAAGAATGAATCCAATGGGGTTTGACAGATTCACATATTTAAATACCATGGCTATCAACCTATTCCAAGAAGCTATAGAAAAATACAAAACAGATTGTCAGATATCAAACCACCAATGGCCACCAGGCTATGGGTGGGAACAGTTTAGAATGAAAAGATTCCTTTGTGATACTGGAGAGAGTTTTGGTGCACACGTTGATGTTACCAGTCACGATGGCGCCAAGAGATTTTTAATTTTAATGGTTTACCTAAACGATGATTTCGAGGAAGGTGAGACAGAGTTTCCATTGCTAGGAGACAAGATCAAACCTGAGAAAGGTAAACTGTTAGTATTTCCACCAATGTGGACATACTTACACCATGGAAATCCACCTACAAATGGATATGCCAAATATTTCTTAATGACATATCTCAATTACGGGGATGTCATCGGCTCTTAACAACAAAGGGAAAGGTCCAATGAGCAAGCGTCAGTCGAAGAAGTCTCGGAATAGTGAATTTTATGATGATGACGATTATGAGGAAAGCAAAAAGGACAAACATAGGGACATCACACGAAAGACAAATCGTAAGATGAAGTCAGCAATGAACTCACGTGATGTTGAAGAATTAATGAGACTACAGGATGAGTACTAATGCCAACATATACGTTTTTTGACGAACAGTCAGGCATAGAGTTCGACATTGAAATGAAAATGTCTGAGCTCGATGCATACAAAGTAGAGAATCCAGATCACCGACAAGTACCAAGTGCACCAGCCATTGTAGGTGGTGTAGGAGGACTGGGTCGTCACACAGACGATGGGTGGAAGGATACATTGAAATCAATTAAAAAGGCCTCAGGCCGTGGGAACAAAATCAACGTATGAGCATAAGCCGAAAGAGACGTAGGCAGCTTCGACAAGATGGTATCATTGATAAGAAAAATAAATTGAACCAATCTAAATTTCGTATCAGAGACATTACCAGAGAGTATGCCCTAACTGAAAAGCAAAAGCAAGTTATAGAAGCATATGACGAAGGCAACAACCTAATCTTACATGGGTTGGCTGGAAC